TTGTCCTGCGTTACCAGATATGTTTGGGTCTACAAAAGCCTCAGAAGCTTTAGCAGTATCGTAAAGCTCTCTAGCAGCTTTAGCCTCTGCTTCCCTCATCTTGGCTAATGATTGTTGTACAAGTGCTCCGCCTTCGCCAGATTGAGTGACTATTGGGCTTTGACCTGCAATCTCCTGTTTTATCTGATCTACATTCTGAACAATAGCTTCTCTTTGACCTTGAACCTGGCTCTGCATTGTTGCTCTAGGAGCTTCGCCAAATTCTCCAGACAATAGTTGGCTCTCTAGGACCTGCTGCCGCTCTGAGCCTGTAACTTGGCCCCTACTAAGAGGTATTGGAGTCGGTAGCTGTGCAGCTTGCTCAGTAACCAATGCAGCCTCTGGCATTGCTCCAGCAGATAATCTTCTGCTCAATCCTTCTGCTACAACATTTCTAACTTCTTCTGGATTTATGCCTTGACTCTCAAAGTAATCAACGGCAGCTTTTGTTAAATTTCCTTGATTATCAATTACAGTTGATCCGCTCCTAATAAGATCAGCAAACCCAGATAATGCAGACACGCTTTTATTGCCTAAAAATTGAAATACCGGTCCAAGAACAGCCCCATAACCTGAAGCCTCTAAAATTCTACTAAGGTTTATAGGGCTTCTTAATTCTCCGCCGCGAAGCTCTGGACCAGCTAGTAATTGTGATGCAGTCTCAGTTAATCCAGCCTCTGTTGCTGATAGAGCAGAAGCCCCAAGTAATCCTTCGCCAAATAAAGGAGCTAACTTAGCCCCAACAGTGGCCGCTCCGCTTACCTGTGCTGCGGTAGGAACATCAAGGCCTCTTGGGTTTGGATAAAAAGATATGGTTCTTGGATCATCTTGTGTGCCAACTCTCATGTTGACAACAAGATTATTAAACTCATCATAACCAAAAGAAGCCTTATCAGTCATGTCTGATATTGTCTCTATGATTCTTTGATTATCAATGGTTGTTGTTAGAAGTCCTGCTAATCTAGCCTTGTTACCTGCACTTAACGGCAATTGGTCTAAAGTAACACCCTGGCCAAGAGTGGGTATATCTTCACGCTTGTTTTGAGATGTGATCCAGTTTGCAATATTTCTTGGAGCGTTTACCACGCTCTGCAAAAGACCTGATGGCTGGTCAATATCAACAGGCTGTCCAGCTTCAAGCTGCTCTTGAGTATAAGAAACAGGCCTGCCGCCAACAGAATATTCAACAGGTGTAGTTTGCTGCTGCTGAGATGACGCTTGTTCTTGCTGGGGAAATGAAATTAATGCCTGTCTTTGGGCGAGCATATATCCTTCATTGCTTTCTGGGCCTTCTACTTCAATTTCAGCTATTCTTCCGTCAGCTAACTCAACTCTATATGTAGCCATTTTATGGAAGCACCCTAACGCCTGAAACGCCCGGAAGAAGGTTTGTGTTTAGGTTCTGCACTTCATCAAGCAATCCTTGTTCTTCTGCTTCTGCGGTTCTTCTTAAATAATCGGTGATATATTGGTCATATCTTATTCCACTGGTCAATGTTTGAGCTTGTTCTGATAAAAACTCTCTAAGCTTTCTTTGAGCTGCTTGTTTTTTAACAATTTGATCTCTTACTACTTCTGGAGGTGCGTTTGTGTCTATAGCTGTTGACAAAGCAAGGTTCAATTCAGAAGCACTTAATGCACCAAATGTTACAGAGGCCACAACCCCTAATCCTAATTGGTTTGCCAATGACCTTATTTGTGCGGTTTCAGCGTTCATCGCTGGGAAGAAATTTCTAATAAATCCTGTCTGCGCCCCAGCATCTAGCTCTGAAAGCATTTGACTATAAATTGAAGATTGTTTGTCCAATTCTTGTATTGTATTAAATACGTCTACACCTTTGTCTCTTGCTTGATTAATTTGGCCTTCTGCGGAAACTCTTTCAAACTGTTGAGAAGGAGTTTCTGAGAAAGCTCCCTCAATATCTTGACGCTCTCCAGTTTGGGTTACGATATATACTTGCCCATTTTCTGGGTCTACTCTTGGTATACCAACCGGCTTCCTTCCTCCTGTAGCTTGGTAATCAGGGGATAAGTATTCAGCAGCCAATGTTGCTACCATGCTTGGGTCTGCATTCTCAAGAATGTCAGCCTCACGATTCATGCCTAAGTCTCTTAATGTTTGTATCGTTCTGTTTTTAGTAGATTGAGCCATTTCTAAATATTGTCTCTGCTCAATTCTATTGGCAGCCTGTTGCATGAGTGCTTGATTAGGATTCATTGACATTCCGCCAAAACCTATGGCCAGGGTGTCAAGAACATTTGGGTTAGATAAGAAACCGCCAATGCTGCCAAGAATTCCCTGCATTCTTGAGCGTAACCCACTAGGCTGTTGTGGTGAAGAAGGCTGTGCTTGAGCAGCTTGTAATCCTACGTCTGGAAGGTTAGACGGATTTAATGTTCCGGGCATGGGCATTCTTAAATTTTCCATTCCTCCGCCCGGCATAGTCAGCAAGCCCAGATTGCTTGGTATGTTATACCCAACAGGTAAGGAGCCTTGGACAGTAATTGCCCCTGACGGCCTGCTTCTCAAGCTTGGCATTCTTGGGTTGAAATTGTAATCACTTATGCCGTTAGCCATTATTAACCTCCTGGTGTTCCTATTGCGGTCTTCCAAGAAATGAACCAGCTACACCAGCACCCAAGCTTAGGTAGTCAAACAGTCCAGGTTTTCTTGTTTGTGTCTGCGTCTGTGCGGCAGTCTGAGAGCCACCAAACGCTCCAAGCTGAGTACCAATAGCTTGTTGTGGTGCGCCTACAAAGCCGCCAAATTGCGCTCTAGCTGCATCAATGAGTGCCTGCTGCTGTTGCTGTCTAATTGCGCCCTGTAGTGAAAGATTCTGTTGAACCTGCTGACCCATACCAAAGCCAAGGTTAGCAAGGTTGCCTAGCTGCTGTGCTGCTCCTAGTCTGTACTGTGCGCCACCTAAACCAGCTTGTTGATTAGCTAATGCAGCTTGCATGGCTGTCTGTTGGTTGGCTAAGTTAGCCTGTTGCTGTAACTGGGCAGAAGTAGTTCCTGCTGACAATCTAGCTTGCTGGTTGGCTAGTGCGGCCTGCATACGAGATGCGATATCCTGCTGGGCAGCTTGTTGAGCCTGTGTAAATCCAGCCTGACGTAAGCCAGCAGATGATTGAGCTAACTGCTGCGCAACATTGCGGCCAAGTTCAGCTTCAGTTACAGCCTGTCGAGAACCGCCAAAAGCTCTAGCAGCTTGAGCCTGTGCGCCTAGCTGATTCATACCCATCTGTGCGCCTCTAAGGATATCAGCCTCATTAGCTCTGATAACTTGCTCGGTGTACGGATTAACGTACTGGTTCAGATTGGTAGCTGCTAACTGACCAGCCTGAACATTTTGCGCAGTAATCGGGCCTACTTGACCAGTTTGTGCTGCCTGTACCTGTTGTGGGTTGTATCCCATACCAGCAGCAGTTCCCATAGCAGCCGCGCTAAGTGCTTGAGGTACGGCAGTTGTAATAGATTGTCCAGTTCCACCAGCCATATTTTAGTACCCGAAGTAATCTGAATAGTTAGATAAAGCTCTTGTAGCAGTTTTATTTGTAGTTACAGGAGTTGGAATAACTACTGGTTGTGAAATTGGCGCAGCCATTGGTTGTGAAATTGGCGCAGCCATAGGAGTAGGTGGAGAAATAACAGGAGCCGTAGCATAATTTGCCTCGTCTGCCATACGCAAAGCTTCTTCAATATCTGGCCCAAGATCATAACCGCCATAAACCATTGGAGTGCTAATAATGTTCATCCCCCGTGTCGGTCTTGTTGATGCCGGCGTTGGTCGGTCATAGGGATCAACAAAGTTCTTCATGATTTGTCGATATTGACCGGGCCTTCGAGCCTGCAATTCTGCAACAGCCTGCTCATATAGTGGGGCTGAAGAAAATCCCATCATGCCGCCACCAAAGTCTTGAGCCTGTGGTAGAGATGCAGAAACATTCATTGATGGGGCTAATCCGAAAGCGGCAGCTTGGTCTTGGGCAGCTTGCATAGCCTGAACCTGTGATGGGTCAAATGCAGCTACTTCTGGACCAAAATAAGGGACAAAGCCAATACGGGAAATATCTCTAGCTTGTGCTAGGTTTGCTCTTGAAGCATCTTCAATGTACTTAGGAACTTGTACTTGGGTAGTTTGTGATCCGCCTTTTCCGCCACTCATATGTCTTTACTCAATGTTGTCAGTATAGGTTTCCAGCCAAAATTCTTTAATGCCTTTTCCCAGCCCCTACGCCCTGCAAGCGTTAAAGCTGTGCATCCTTGTTGCTTCCCCCATCCGATAACATCAGAGTGCATATCGGTCAACTGCTCTAGCTTGCCTCCTGCTAGAAATATGTGAAGGACTGTCTTTCTTGGATATTTTATTATTTCAGTTACCAAGCATCCTTCAGGTGCGGGCCATAATTGCATCCGCCCCTCGATTATACCATGAAATACGTCAATTGTTTCATGCGTTCCGCCAGAATATTCAAGCGCATCATCAATCCACTTTTGGCATCGTTTAAACTCATCAACCATGTATTCTTGTAATTGCGAGTGTTGTTGATGGTGCTGCTGGAGCGAATGCTGTGGCGGCTGTTGCATCTAGTTTCCCGTTGGTATCGTTTGTTGCCCACATGACTTGCAGGTAATCGCCAGCGTTTAATTCAAATATAGCTGTTCTGGCAACAACAAGGATTGTGCTATTTTGTTTAATAGAGTTCAACATTGTGCTGCCAGTAACATCGATTCCGTTTACTCTTGGCCAAAAGTAAAAATCAATTGATGATGATGTGCCAGATGATATTTGGGCAGTAAATGATATTGTGTATTCTCCAGCCTCAGCAAAAACAATCTTGGTCGGGTCTGTACCATCTAGGCTAATACCAACAGCATTCGTTGGCGAGTCATACTGAACAGCATACGCAGTATCAGCGGCAGCAGCAGTAACGTCAGTAGATCGAGTAAAATTGGCATGACCATCCTCCAGGACTATCTGAGTCCACGCTCCATCCTTAGAGACAACAGGGTACTTGTTCTCCCTGTCCCACATAATAATTCCATCCTCAGCCGCGCTATCGCCTGTAAGCAGGTCAGCAAGCTTGCTCCGAGTTCGGATTAGGTAAGAATAGATTCTGGTTGCCCATGTATCTAATGAGCCGCCAGCAGGTACAGGTGGCTTTTCGCTCAACGCCTACCGCCTTGAACTACATCAATCCTGTTTACACCAACACGCCAATCAGCAAGCCTTTCACCCTCAACTCTAATTCTTAACTGTCTGCCGGTAAGCCTCAAGCTGGTAGGATTAGACATTGTGAATGGTCCATATGACCTTTCGGTATCATTCGGGTGGAATCGAGTCTTGAAGGTTGCGCTGACATCACCCTGGGTGCGCTCATCTGGAATCATCTCAGTCACCGAAGCAACATTATCGCCGGTTCCAATCATTATTGGACCAGACTCAGCGTAGGGTGTTAATGATTCATAATCAAAACCATACTCATGGTCATAAAGATGGTAGTTATCAGCAGATGCCCAGATTGGTCTTTGTAATGCTCCATGATCAACGCCAGAGGTTCTAGCAAGTTCCCCAATGGCCCATGTGTTCTCAGTGTAATTATAAGATATATACTTATTGCATTCTCCGCTTGAGCCGGATGGATAAAACCACCAAACCTCGCTATTTCTTGCGTTGCTGACAGCCCAAACCTTGCTGATCTGATTAGAGTTAATGTCAGAGAATACATAGTCAGAAACGCTGCTAGGGAGCTTCTGGACCTCACCTCCGTTATACAGGAAGAATGAGTTTCTACCCATCCAAGCTGCGCCAGTGCCAATACTTGCGACAGCCTTCTGCGAAATGATTCCACAAGATGAGCCTACACGCTCAATACCATAAACGTATGGTGGGCCTTGATAAGTAGCAGCATGAGCATCAATAGTTGTCAGGATGAGAGTCTGTCCCCTAACCCTGATTGCGCACATAATCTCGCCTTCAGTCTGAAGCTCAAGATCGCCAGCCTCATTAGTCGCGGATGGAGTCCATGTGGTGTTATCTTCTTTATCTGACCACTGTACAAGTCTAGGATTTCCGCCAGCACCTAAAGCAAATAAGAACCTTTCCTCAGTCACTATAATAGAGCGATTGCTTGTTGGAGCATTGGTAACAACGGCGGCAGGTGTTGCTGTATTAAGCTGCCACTCATATATCTTTCCATCATCGGCAGTGCATCCTACAAGGTACTCGCCCCAGTTATCTAATGCCCAAGTGGTTACTAGCTGCGGAGATGTTGTCTCAAGTCTAGGCGTTCCGTAATACTCTTGACCATATAATCCACCACCATAGCCAGAGCTTATTGGAGAATCTTCAGTGCCAGTAGTGAATCCTGTTGGAGTGATGTCATATCTAATGCCAGCTTGATTCCATACATAAAGCTTCTCATAGGTTCCGCCAGCAATATACTTGTCATCAGAGTTATCGGTCCAAGAAAGCATACCTCTGACTGAGGCGGCAGAAGCAGTCTGACTCCTAACAGTCCATCCGCCAACAGGCCGCATAGTTCCATCAATCCATCTTACTAAGTTGGAATCTCGCCATCTATTGGCCGACTGAAGGTCAGTTCCATTGCGATAAATCCCAGACTCGATCTGAAGCGGAATTAGGGCCATATATCTATCTCTCTGTGATACTAGGAGTGCTAGATAACTCTTGTGGTACTGTAGTTTTAGCCATTATAATTTCTCCATCAATTCAGCTAATCTAGCCTTATCAGCATCAGATACTTTCTTGCCTTCAATCATTCTAGGTACTTTAACTGTCTTAGGCTGTGTAATCGGGAATTTCTTGTGAGTAGTATTACAGATGTCACAGATGCCATTACCATCCTCATCTACACAAGGTATCTCATCAAACAGTGGAATCTCTTTAGTCTTGGTAACTGTTTTGACTACTGCTTTATCGCCTACTACTTCTGTTACTTCTTCAGTGGCTTCTACAGTTTCAACAGCTTGGTAGTCTGGTTCGTCTTTAAGCTGTATTAGTCTAGCTGCTTCCTTATAAATACCGCCAGTATCTCTATGGATAGCTTTTGTAAACTCTGCTAGTTCTGGACAGTCACACTGGTCATAGTCTGCGTCTGTACCTTCAACAATCTCACCTGTCTCAGTCTTTTTAACTGGCTGCGCAATTATTGGCGTATTGAATTTATCTTTATACATCACTGAACAGCAACCAAACAAAGGATTATCTTCAAAGCCTGCTGGTGTTCTTTTCGTGCCAGCACCTTCGTACTTAACCCGTCTAGGCATAGCATGGAACTCAATACATTTAATATCTGTAGCTTCATTAACAGTTTTAATATTTTCCATAGCAGTTTGTACTGCCTGAATCTCACCTGATAGGTCTGCATCACTCTCGAATTTCTCCATGTGACACTTGCCTTTATCATCCATGTAGACAATAAAGACTGCTGGCTCTCTAACCTCTGGCGAGCCATCTTTCAATGTAAGATTTGCTTTCGGTTCTGCTGTAATTAGAAAAGGTTTCACAGTATCTCCATTAAATTTCATAGGATGCTCCCCACATTATTTCACATGCAGCATCTAAGTTTGGTGTACCTAGTGTTCCACCCCCAACAGGAACTTCTTGTAATTGTGCAAAAGTTGTATTAGGAGCTATATAACCTCCTGTACACGTATGGTTGGCACTAAGCGTAATTTGATACTGGTAAGGGGAGCTTAGAGCAAAATATGCAAATGAAGATGCCGTATATGGTATAGAAACTCTAAAACCTCCCGACCCAGTGTGAGCCGTAACAGCACAATACGCATTGAATACCACCAGCCTTCCTATCCTTGTAAGTGTTCCATTTTGATAAGTATATGTTCCTGTCCCTGCCGTAGATGAGCCTTTTGTAATAGGTGACCACGTTGTCTCAAGGTAGTAATCAAGCAAATTTCCTGCTAGTGTACCCCCAAGGTAAATCCCGTCTGTAGCCGTTACTGTCCCTGCAAAAACAGCAGATTCACTACCGCTACCACCTGATAGGGTTAGGTTGGTTACTCCATTGTCTGCCCTAAGTTCATAAGTAGCGCCAACTTTTGCGGTTCCGTTATCTAAAAGATTGGAGTCATAATTCCACCTACCAAAGACAGCACCTACTGAATCAGAAGGACTACCAGCAAATATAGCACCAGAACTGGCATCAGGGGTCAGTATAGACATACCTCCACTAGCAGAGTTCTCAACTACTAAGTCATCTGCGGCAGTAGACGCAGTTACACTACCAGCCGTAGCAGTATGAACATGGAGTGTGCCGTCTGGCGTGGCAGTACCTATGCCGACATTATCAGAGCTATCAATAGTGACAGCAGTAGCCGTACCATTATCATCAATGCCTGTGGAAGTAAAGGTGGTAAACGTACCAGCACCAGCACTAGAACCGCCTATAGTTACTCCATCGATTGTGCCGGAGTTAATATCAATGCCGGTAACAGGAGTAGTACCATCAAGCAGGTCATCAATACTGTCCAAGTTGGTATTGAGCTTAGTACCCCAAGTGTCATCAGACGCACCGACTTCGGGTTTAGTCAATGCGTATGTGGTAGTAGTAGTATCAGCCATTTTGTGCCTCTATAGTCCTGTCCAGCTTTCGCTTGTGTTAGTTTGATTTGTCCAAGTTTCTGGCAACAGGGTTATGTCTATCCAAGAATCACTTGGCTCTGAATCATCCTGCCATTTAAATCTAGCCGAACATGATGCGCTAGATGTAAACGATTCTGAGCATGATGCGTTTTGTACTCTGTTTACCGATAGCCCGATTATAACAGATATTGCAGCAGTTGATGACGCAGAAAGTACAGTAACAGCATTAGCACTTGTTGTAGTGCTGGAGCTACTTGTGGCCGTTCCAAGTCTAATGCGTTCACCAGAAGCCGTAACAGAGCTGCTGGGCGATACAGTTGCAGAGCAAGTCTTAACTGCAACAGCAGATGCGGTAACAGCAGATGTCAATGCGCTAGTTGCGCTTAAATCAAATACCCTGACAGCAGATGCGCTCGTTGAGCTTGTGATAGCCTCTGTGAGCGAGCCTAGCCTTACTCTAGTGGCTGAGGCAGTCGTTGCGCTAGTTATTGCCTCAGTAGCACTGCCGAGCCTTACAATTTCTGCTGCTGCGGTAGTCGTTACCGAGCTTATTGCTGTAGCCGAACCAAGCCCAATCCTCTGCCCAGTAGCCTCACTGACAACAGAGGTTATGGATGTGGCAGATGCTCCCTCAAAGACTTCAGGGTAGCCATACTTTCCAGAGCTATACGCCCCAGTGCCATATCCGGTTCTTAGTGCCATTAGTCGAGCGTAATATCCAAGTCACCGGCAGGGATTCGGAATACGTCACCGCTTGCAATAGCCTTGCTTGCATCTAGGGCCGCATGAACAATCATGGTTCCACCAGAAGAAGCATCCATAACGCCAATGTGGGTAATAGTTCCCCAACTTGCAGTTGCAGCAGCAAACTCTACAGCCGCGCTATTGGTAGCCGTGTTGCCTGATACAGTCAGGGTAACAGCAGTTCTAGCGTATGAGCCGCCAGATACTTCAGTACCGCTTCCAGTTTCGCCTGGGTCAGTAGTAAAAAGGCCAATGTACCAAGCGGTCGGCCTAGTAGCCGAATCACCAGTAAACAGCCAGGTTAGAGTGGTTGTTTCATATGTATTAGTTAATGACATCAGTAGCTCCTGATTTTAAGTCTAAGTCCAGAGCCGCCATGCTTGGCACGATTGCTCTGAGTGTTAATTGATTGTACAGCACCAGCGTAAAGCATACTCCAAACCTGCATTCTAGCATCATCCTTCAGGTAAGGTGCTGATTGCAATAATGCTCCATAGAGATAGGCATCAGGGTGGCTTGCGAGTATCCAGTTGCTAGTGTTCGAGTCTGACAGCTTGGCTATGCTGGCGTAATATAGTAATTCAAGATTGTAGGTGGCATCAGGTGTTGGATATACCTCAATAGCTCCGCCGGTTATTGCGTAGCTTGTTGGCCTGCCAGAAGTGTTATTGCTGTCCTGTCTCAGCTCAAGCATATCATCAAGAGATATCAGCTCAAGCCTAGTAGATTGCTCCTCAAGGTGCATCCTAATCGGCTCTAGGAAGTCACTAGGAAGCTCTGAGTACCTGGTATCAATCTCGGCAGTAGATCGCTTCTCCATGCTGTAATGGCGTAGCTCACGCTCCATCTGTGCTTCAGCCAGAGTGATGAAGTCAGGGATAACAGAAGTTAAATCATCGCGGTTGAGAAAGTCAGCGATTGATGTTTTTAATTCTGAGTATGTTGTGATTGCCATAAATTTTTACCTCTTGCCAGCATTATAGCATTTTCTGGTGCTTTTCTAACGCTGGGATTATATAATTAAGGGTTTCAATTGGAGGCAAATATGAAACTATTACCAATGATAAATACCGAAGCAAAAATACCAAAAGAGATTTATGATCATCTAATGATGATTGAGGTTAAAAAATCTTGGATTGGCAGGCCGCTTATGGATGTTCAAGATGTTGTCGCAGAGCTTACTGAGATGTGCGGCAAAGAAAAAGCATCTTTATTTAAACCTGAATATTTCTGCATTATTGATTAGCTAATCTATCCTGTATTCGTCTTAAAATACCTTCTGTTAGGATGCCTGTGTATGGCTTCATCTGCAAAGCTCTTATGTCTTGGGCTGATGGAGCTATCGGGTTTATATAGGCTGTAGATGTTTTCTTGGCTCTTCTAAAATCAGCAAGTTCAGGCAAAAGCTCATATATGCCAACATCCTCATTCAATCTTCCGATTCCCTCACCTGGTAAGCCAGCAGCATATGTAGGATGGCCAGATTGAGATATGATGCCTCTTGATGTATCTACAATACCAACATTCTGTAGCCCTGCATCCATAGCGTTTAATTGTGTCGGGTCAGCAACAGCAAGCCTTGCCTCAGTATAAGAAAGTCCACCTAAGCCTCTGTTCTTGTCCAAGATTTTTTGTATTGCTTTCCTTTGGTTTCCAGTTAGCTCTCTCATTTGGACAGCAGATTCAGGATTATCAAGGCCTTTAAAATCTGGAACTATTATGTTTTTACTTTCAGTAATATACTCATCTGTTGTGCCGGGCTTTAATCTTCTGACCGATACATTTATCCCCGTTTCTCTTATTTCCTTGTTTATTGCTTGTATGTCGCTTGGAGACATATTTCGGCCAGCATAAGAAACCATAGCCTCGCCAGTCATTGTGGAATAGTCTCCTCCAGATGGAGCCATTCTCCAAGGAATATATATAGGGTCTTGGCCTGTTGCCGTTCTCATAGATTTTGCATATTCCAGCATCTGAGCGACAACTTTAGGGTCTGATGCCCAAACCTGTCCAGAGTTCATAAGATCAAACATATAGTCTTGACCTCCCCTCAAATCTATAGGCTGATCAAAAGCTGTATTATTTATTCTTGTTAGCAGTCCTCCGGCAGCAGTTCTATCTGACATAGTAGTCATGAACGGCCTTCCTTCAAGATCAAATATGCTTAGATTAGGGATGTCTAAATTCCTAGACTCATATTGCGCTTCAAAAGCTTCACCCAATCTTGTTGCGTCAGCTTTCCCCATTTCTCCTGTCTTTTTAACAGTCCTTGGTGAAAATCTTGTATCAACGCTTTCTGGGTTAAATGTTCTTGCAGCCCTTGCAGTCGCTTGAATAGCTCTAGGGGCTTTGAGTGCTGGCCCAACAATAGCTCCAGCTAAAGGTATGGTATAAGCTGCATCGCCTAGTAGCCCAAGCCCTTGTAAGGCTGCATCGAAATAATTGCCTTCTCTGAAGTTCTGTCTCAAGCTTGGATTGAACTGGCCTTGTGTAGCAGTATCAAGCAGCCCTTGCTCTCTGGATGGCATTGCAGGCATATAACCGCTTGCGTCTAATGCTCCTGCACCAGGTGCTAACTGTGATCCGAAGTAAGCCGCTTGTGATCCAGTGAATGGCATCTCTGTGGGAATGCCTGCCCTTCTCAAAGCTTCAAGAGCTTGAGCTTGCTGCTCAGGTGTCAGCTCTCTGCGCCTTGGTAATAATCTGTCCAGTATTCCGTTAGCCATCTTGCGCCTCGTAAATCACATGAGGCGATTATAGCATAGTTGGCAGGTTTTCTTACGCTATGCCCTGTAGCCTTCTGCGGATGGGTGCGCCCCAGTCTTTAGCCGGCTGGTAGCCAACTGCCAGGTAACGGAAAGCATCTGCTGGGTGCGATGTCCAATCGTGGAGTGGTCTGCCTCGCCAAGCCTTGCCTACATCATCCCAATCTCTGCGGTACTGCCTGAGAGCGTCTACTCCCCTATCGCATTGAGGCTCATCAAACCAGCACCGATCAAGCTGGGAGCGTACCTGCTGGATACCATCCTCGACAGATACCATTGGGCAGATAATTACATTTGACAGGCCAAGATTCTGTAGGACCTCATATCGGCTAAGTCCAGTGCCTAGCTCTTTGACTCTGACATCGTGAGGAAGTATGTGCTGGTCATAGGCGTAGCCCTTGTCAGCTAGGACTCGAACATAGTGGTCTAGAGCCATACCTGAGTTCTCGTAGTAATCAATGATGCGAATCTCTTTGCCAACATACTGAGCAAACCATATGCTGGTGGTATCTGCCATACCTAAATCCCAAGCTGTAACTACAGCAGCGTTCCGGTCATATGGTACAGCACATATCCTGCCTTCTGACTGCGCTCTAAGCATCTCGGTGGCGTAGTAGCTGCCCTCAACATGGATACGGAAGTCACCTTCCCAAACGTGCGGATAGATATCTGGTCGTTTCTCTTTGTCTTCCAAGCGAGCTTGCTGTAGCACTGAAGGAAACCAGGGGTTATCTCTCCAATTCATCTCAGCACATTTCATATCGTCTGGCGGCGTTTCTCTGAATCGCTTATGGGTAGCTGACTGTTTGCTCTCTGGATTCCAAGTAACCCATATCTCTGATTCATGTTCTCGGACAGTTGGTATTAGCTTCTGCCATGCGCTCTCAGATACGTTCTCAGCTTCGTCAACCCAGCATATCAATATCCTGCTGCGGCTCTTGAGCGAGTCTACATTACGTCTAAGACCAGCGAATGAGTAATTGATTCTGCCATCTTTGCTGCGGATATATCTCTCGCCAACCTCGTAATAATTCTTGAGCCAGTCAACAGAGGATATGGCAGCCTTGACTTCTTCTAGGGATGATTCATCAAGTGAGTTGAGATGTTCCCTAGCGCAAAGGATAATGCCTTCCTTGCCAGCCTTGCCCCACTGATATCCTCGGACCGCAGTCATCAAAGCAAAGGTTCTTGTCTTGCCAGACCCTCTGCCACCAAAGCTTGCTCGATAACGAGCCTCGCCCTCAAAGACTGGCCGGAGCTTATCAGGTAAATTAATGGATGCCGATTTCTGGTTCGTCATCTTCGTGATGTGCTGCTACGCCCTGGAGGACTACATGAGTTGGTGCTAGTGAGCCATCAGAGGTCATGTGCTGCTCTGTTTTCTCAGACATACCATGATTAGCACTAAACAACATCTTGGCAATCTGGGCGTTGTACTCGCCGTTCAAGGAGCCATTCATAAGGGCCAGCTTCTGCTGGGTTTTGACTCTCTCTAATGCTGAAGAGAAATCATCGTGTTTGTTTGCCCAATCACTCATAGTGTTTACATTCGTGCCTAACAGGATAGCAAGCCTATCTAGTGTAGGAATAGCATCTGCAAGCTTCATCCATCCGCCGTCAGCGTAGTCAAATGCTTGTTCAACGTATTCTTCTAGATAGCTGCTGGGTCTGCCTCTTGGCAATTTATCTGCTGTGTAAGTCATCTTCGCCTCACAATTGAGTTTTCATTTTCTACATCGCTAAAGCTTATGCCGTACCCTTGTGTTTCCAAAATACGAATCAGCTTAACTATTTGCTCAAACAGGACTGGATTTTCTGTAGGATAGCCATTCTCATTCAGAAGGTATTTTATTTCTTCTCTTGTCAGGGGTGCGATGTCCATTACTGGATTCTACGCTCTTTTGTTTAGATTTGAAAATCTTATCCCATGATTCTGAGAATTGCTGAGATGATACCTGTCTTGGCCTTTGCAAGCTGCCTTTGCTCATACTCCCTCCTGGTTCTTTGTGATAAAGA